CTGACAGCTGGCTCTGGCTCTGACATGAAACTTGTGACAGGGTTGCAGATTTCAGCAGTGGCAACGCTTGAACGAGCTATAAAATTGTATACAGATAAGAAAATCAATACACCGTTCTTATTTATTGTTCCAGAAGGGTCTGATGCATCAGCAGACAGGAATACCCAGAATGATGCAAATAGCGAGACAACGTCAACGGAGCAATTTTATTTAAAGTTGGTAAATAATTTTTCTTTTTATTTATTTATTCCAACAGTTAATGAGTTGACAGGTAGTAAGGCTATAGATTTGGCGTTTAATATTTTACCGTCATTGTATAAAACTGTCGCTGGTTATCGACCAAGCACATTTTTTCAAAACACAAGCAACACGTTAATGGTTCCATTAGGGCATGGGGCAATTAGTTATAATGATGCGTATCTTGTTTATTCATACAGTTTTGAAACAACTGAAACTATACTGAGTACACAAACAGCAAACTACGTGCAGGATACAAGTCAGTTTATGTATAATTCTGGGGATACATATACAAATACTGAAACCGTGGCATTTAGAAGTTTTGAGAATGCATTCCAAAATGACAATTGTGAAAATGTAAAAGATAATAATTTTAATTTGTTGTGATATAATCGATTGTATGAAATTAAAATTAAACAGAAATCTAGCATTGCATGAAGCAGGTGATATTGTAGAGGTTGAGGCGGTAGATGGCGTACCAGTTAATAGCTACTGGCGCAAACGATTAAAAGATTCTCAATTTGATAATTGTGTAGAAATAATTGAAGAAAAAAAAGTTATTCGTAAGAAAATTGCAAAAGATGAAAAAAGTGAGGTATTAAATGACAGTCAGTAATCCTATTATCAACATAACCAAGGCACCAGCGGAGCAGTCAATTAGCAATGCTCCACAAAAGGTGTTGATCGTTGGTCAGCAAACAGGTTCGGTTTACACAAGTGGTTCTTTGGTTGAAACTATTGGCAATGCTAATATTGAGATTGGGAATTTTGGGAAGGGGTCTCAGGTTGCTGAAATGGTTAAGGCGTTTAAATCAGCAAACCAAGTCACTCGACTGGATGTTATTCCGTTAGATGACAACGGGTCAGGGGTTCAGGCTACTGGCTCGGTTGCATTTTCTGGGACATCTACAGAAGCCGGATCGTTGGTTGTGTCGATTGGCTCACGGATTAACCATAAATACAGTATATCTATTGCATCAGGAGCCACGGCAACAGAAATCGGAGATGCATTAGTTGCTTTGATTAATGCTGATGCTCACAAGATTGTTTCAGCATCTAACACAACAGGAACGGTAACATTTACGGCTAACAATTCTGGTACATACGGTAATGGGATTGGTTTAGAGGTAAAGGGAATTGTTGGTGGAGTTACGCCAAGTGTCACGGCTATGACAGGCGGTGCGACTGACCCAGTATTGACTGGATTGTTTGATGTAATTGGTGAAACACGATACCAAACTATTGTTTTCCCTGGAAACTACGATGTAGCAGTTGTTGCGGATTCTCATACAGGCACGAGTTCATTGTTAGACCCACGCTGGAATGAAGATAATGCAATCCTTGATGGTGTTTGTGTAATATCGAAAACAGATACATTATCTAACCTAAAAGCGTTCTTGAATTCTAGGAACTCACAGTCATTGATTGTTAATGCACAAGAAGTTGTAAATGATACGCTGTATAAAGGATCGTCTGTATTTGAATTAGATGATGTGATTGCTGCACAAATTGGGGCTGTTAGGTCATTAAGGCTTACTGATGGTGCCAATATAGCACAGCTTGTTATTGCTTCAAATTTAGACGCTAGAGGTGGGACGCATATAGCGTCATTGCCTTACATGAACACCCCTTTATCGTTGCCGGTTGTTGATACTGGGAAAGGGTGGTCTAAGTCTGAGCAGGCTGAAATCAATACTGCTGGTGGATTTGTTATTGGAAACAATGTTGCTGGAAACGGAGTTGTCCTTGGGCAGGTATACACAACCTATAAAACTGATGTGGCTGGGAATGTAGACAAAACATACCAATTTTTAAATAACGTGGATGTGACATCTGCTGGTGCTGAGTTTATTTTTAATAACTTGAAATCAGCCTATAGTCAAAGCCGGTTGACTGATGGTGCGTTGGTCACTGGGTATAACATGGTAAATGAGAATGCAATTCGTGGCAAGCTAGTAGAGCTGTACAATATTTTGTCCGGCGAAGGATATTTGTTGTATCGAGCAGGCGAAGAAAATATCAAGTATTTTGTGGACAACCTAACAATTAGCCTAGACTTGTTAAACGGAAAGGCTACTAGCACAGCTAAAGTACCGCTTGTTTCTCAGTTGCGAAGACTTGATTTAGTGTTACAATCAGTATTTAATATATAGGAGCGAGATATGGCAACAAGTTTAGTCGGTGGACAATTATTTATTAATGACCAAGCAGTATCTATTCAGGGGAACAGCTTGCGTATGAAGGATGGCAGTGGGGATAAGGTTATCTCCTCACAAGTTTCTGGAACGTCTGTAGACGTGATTGAAGCGGTGGATTACACAACAGCTAAAAGCATGGTTGCATTTGACTTGTTATCAACTGTTGAAAATGAAACATTGGTTCGTGGGTGGAAGTCTAACGGACTCGGCAACGTGATTAAATATGTTGCATCTACTGGGGTTACTAAAGTGTTTCAAAAGATGTGTTTGTATACTGACCCTGAAATTAATGTTTCATCTGACGGGGTTATATCTGTAGAATTTGAAGGCTCGCAAGCAGTTACAGCTTAATGCGAGCATTGCAAAGCATACTAGATTCAGCAGCATTTAAATTATCTAATATTATTATTGATATTATACTAATTATTATGCTATACTTAAATTTAACGCTATGAAAGAATTTTTTGAATACACGTTAAAAACACCAATAAAAATATCTAAAGATGGTGAATATGTAGATGCGTCCGATGTTATGGTTTATGCCCCACGGCCACGAGATAAGCACAAAGTTTTAAAGCTGGAAGCTGATTTGAATAATGCTTTTTTAGGTGTTTTCCCAAAAATTAATGCCATGATAGATGGAATGGGAAAGCAAAGCGATTCAAAGTCTAATTCAGATGACCAGGTTGGTATAGGAAGTTTAATTATTCAGTTTGCTGATGGCGATGCAGTCGGTTCTATTATGTATAATTTGGAGCAAATATTTCTTGCTGGAACAGAAGATAAGCCAACGATAACTATTGATGGCGTTCAAATGAAAAAAGTGCATTTTGACGATGGTTTGCATTTATCTGATTTAAAAGCGTTAGCTGGGGGGTATGCTGACCATTTTTTGTCTCTGGGCTTGTAGAAAATAAGCCACTATTTTTATTTACCGATTTTAAATCTATTAATAACACAACTATTGAGGGCTTTATCGTTTATATGATGGAACATCATTTTGGCTATTCTGAATTAATGAATATGAATATGGGGGAATTGTTGTTGTATAATAAAGAGGTAAGCAATATTGTGGCGCAAAAAAATCGAGAGATTGAAAAGCAACAAAGGAAACGATGAAATCAGTTAGTTATTTAATTGAAGTTAGAGACAAATTTAGCCGGAATATGGGCAAGTTTGCAGAGCAAGCAGATAAGTCACGGTCTAAGGTTGAAAAACTTGATAAAAAGCTAAAATCAATGGGCAATACAGCTGTTGAGTTTGGAAAGAAAATGGTGACACGGTTTACTTTGCCTGTTGCTGCTGGGTTTGGTATATTGTTGCGAAACGCTGCGAAAATGGAAACTATGCGTACTGGATTCTTGGGTATACTGGGCGATGCTGACAAAGCTGCTGAAATGGTAGCTAAATTGAATGAGTTTACAGCCAAAACACCGTTTCAATTAGAGCAAGTGAGTAAAGCGGGGAGGCAGCTATTAGCTGCTGGTGTCCCTGTTGAGCAAATCTCGGATAAACTGCAATTCTTAGGTGACATAGCTGCTGTTTCAAACGTTCCATTGACCGACATGAGTTCGATATTTGCCAAGATAAAAAACAAAGGTAAAGCGATGACTGAGGAGATATTGCAGCTATCTGACAGGGGGATACCAGCAATAGCGTTATTGTCTAAAGAATTTGGTGTAAATGAATCTGCTATTTTTGATATGGCATCCAAAGGGAAAATATCGTTTCAGATGATTGAGCAGGCCATGATTAATATGACTAAAAAAGGTGGGTTTGCTCACGGGGCAATGATAAATCAATCAAAAACGCTAAATGGTGTTTTAAGCACATTAAAAGACAATTTTGTGTTGACGACTGCTGCTATAGGTAATGAATTTTTACCAGAAGCGAAGGCATTTGCAGGAGTTGTTATTAATGTATTGCAACGTGTACACGAATGGGTAAAAAATAATAGAGCATTGACAAAAACTATTTTAACAGTGGTCGGGGCTGCTGCTGTTGCGATCCCTGCAATTATAGCCATTGGGGCTGCTGTTGCTGGTGTAGGATTTATTATATCTAATATTGGAATTGTGGCTATAATGGGGGCGTTGGTAATGGCTGCAAAATCGTTGTATAAAAACTGGGATAGAGTAAATGCAGGGTTTTCAAAGTTTGGGGGTATTATTAAAGGGGCGTTTAAAACGGCGGTTGATTTTGTAAAGGGTGCGTTAGATGATTTTTTGCGATACTTCAATATATTTGATTCGTTTTTTAAAAAATACAAGTCTGATATGGCAACGACATTTGTTGGAGGGGTAACAGGCCAAGACAGTGTTTCTAAGGCAATGTTTGGTACACCACGCACACAATCTCAATCAGTTGAATTAAATGGAAACATAACTGTATCAGCCGACAAAAATAGTAAAGTGTCGACTAGCAACTTTGGATTCTCTGGCAATCGTGGTCGCATTCTGCAAACAGTTGGGGTGAATCCATAATGGCTAACCCTAAACAAGCATCGTGGCGAGGCATATCGTTTTATTACCGTGGAAGCACAGAACAGAGAGGGTTTAAGACAGTCCAACATTTATACCCAGGGTCTAATAATTTTAAAATTGAGCAAATGGGGAAAATGCCTAAACAGTTTACTATTTCAGCTCAAATTGACGATGATAACAGAGATGTTTTAGATGCTGCCTTAAATGCAAGCGGTTCAGGAATTTTGTCCCATCCAAAATACGGCAATTTCACAGCAAAGGTTACTACATACACTAAAAGCGATTCTATTGACAAATATGGACTTTATGATTACTCAATTACATTTATTATTGAGTTTGGGCTATTCTTGCCGTCCCTGTCTACATTGACCACATCTGCTATAAGTTCATTGCGAGCTGCTGGAATTGGAAAGGTGAAATCATTTGGAAAATCAAAATTAAAAAGGTTTGGTTTTTAGTATGGCATTAAAAGGAATTTTGAAAAACAGCACAACACGGTTATTGGTCGATAGGGTTAATTTATTGATTGATACTATGCGTAGGGCTATTGTTAAGATCGAAAATGAAAATAACAGCGAT